AAAGGGATATATTCGAAACCAAACCCGGTGCACCCAGACCTAGAGGACCGCAAGGACCAGGACCAGAAGGGCGCGGTGCTCCTGATACTGGTGAAGTTGTAACACCCGAAGGACTCGGTGCTCCTGATACTGGTGAAGTTGGGGTGGGGGGTCAAACTCAGAAAATTACACCAGTAGAATTTGCTCCTCTGCCCACCATAGAGGAAGCTGCGCCTACTGCCGCGCCTGTCGTAGAACCCGGAGCCGAAGCTAAACCTGCAGAAGCTAAACCTGCACGCAAACCCCGTAAGCGTAAGGCCACCAAGAAGGAAACCGAGGCCAAACCCAAGGCCAAAGACAAAGGGCCTACCGATAAAGAAACATTAGCGCTGATTGAAGCTGAGGTACGGGACGTACCAAAGGGTAAAGGAGTTGAAGTAACGCCAGAAGAGGCGCGAGCGCAGGCAGATGATAAATTTTTTACTGCCCCCTTCGCGGTATCAGGATCAGTAGTAAGCGTTCTAAACTCTGATGGAACTAGAACATCTATATCCATGGATGCAACTACTACAGAAGCAGCTAACCGTAAAATATTACAGCTTCTTCAAAAGAGAGTGAAGGGCCAACAAACAGAAGAAAGTGCGGATATAACAAGCGAACGTGCTGCACAAACTTATTTTGGGAAGCATGAGAACCCTGCAGATGCACTGAGTATTATCGCACACGATATTATTTACCCCGGTCTGGATACAAAAGGTAAAGAAATTCAGCATTACAGAGCGCAACCAGATGCATCCCCCGCAGTGAAGAGGTACTTCAGTAAAACAGGTAAAGTCGATGCCTTGTTTGCGCGAAATTGGATAAGACATAATCTGGACGCTAAGACTAACGAGGTAATGGGTGATCTTATACGGGCGTATGAAACCTTAAAAGTAAAAGCAGAAGAAAACGTCTTGTTTGGCAAGGAGGGTGTAGTAGATCCTGTAGTTACAAAAAGAAAGGAAGCGGCTAAAAAGAAAAAGCTTGCCGAAGAAGCGTCGGGTATAAATGAAACACGTAACGTGTCTCAAGCTGATGTAGATGGACTTGTTTGGGCTATAAATAAACAAGTAGACCAAGAATTTGGCCTTGTAGCACCTGAATCTGGCGTAGTTGCAGACCCAGACCAAAGTAAACAGGCGGATATAGATCGTTATTTGGATTTAAGTAGGGTTCTTCTCCACGCTGATAGTCCTGCAGGTTTGGATATGCCCGTGCATCCCCAGGTTGGTAACCTGCTAAGGAATGGTGAGCTAGGGTACGCACTGCAAGCAATACAAGCGACAAACCCAGTTGCGCGTGTGAGACAGATTGCTGGGGTGCTATTAAAACTTGTTGGTACTACCAAAGTTGTAGTGGTGGATAACCTTGAGTTTGAGGGTACTCCTGCTAACGGTCTTTATGATCCAAAATCAAATACCATAAAGCTCGACGCTGAAACTGGCATCAACGCACATACGATCTTACATGAGATGACGCACGCGGCTACTGCTGCCACACTTGCTAACAAGTCACACCCACTGACCAAACAACTAACCGCGCTGTTTAACGATACTAAAGGTTTGCTGGATACGTACTATGGGGCACAGAATCTTTACGAGTTCGTATCAGAGACATTTAGTAATCCAGAATTCCAGCAAAAACTTGCAGGCATAAATCCAAACGGTAGCCCGATCAGTGCCCTCCAGAGGTTCTTTAACTCTGTTACCAATTTCCTACGCCGTCTTATGGGTATGCCAACCAGAGATATAGATTCTGCACTTAGTAACGCAGATAGATTAATTATGGCTATGCTCGCCCCCGCCCCAGAAAGTAGGGGGGCTGGTTCGTTGATGTTGAGGACTAACATAGGAGGCGTCAAAGACATAATTGGTGGCATGGCTGAGCGGGCTAAAAATGCTAACACATCCGCACGGGCAAAAAGCAAATGGGTTGATGATCTCAATGCCATTATAATAAATGGTAACTTTAACCTATCGACGCTTGCCAAGAGGTTTATATACATAGGCGTACCGCTCCAAGCGGTTAGAGATTTTGCAAAAAAATATAAACTAGGCTACCAAGCAGCCAAACTACAGAAACTTATAGAAGAGTTTGCGGGGGCCGTTGGTAAAGTAGATGCGCGTATAGATGCTACGGCAACGGTACTTGAACGTTGGGTTGCTAAATCCGACGATAAAACAAAACAGGCATTCAATAGTGTTGTGTACAGAAGCACAATAAACAACGTGGACCCCAGTGACCCAGAAAGTACCTATGCAGGTGACAAAGAAAAACTGGGCCACTGGAAAGGTATGCAGGGGGATTGGAAGCTACTTCAAAAGAATGGCGGGGATAAAATATATATAAAATTACGTGAAGCCTACAAAAGTATGTATGAGGATCTAAAGGGGGTTGTCGCAGAGAACATCAACACGGTAGTAAAAGACAAGGATGATGCGGAGAAACTAAAAAACAGTGTGTTCAAGGAGATGTTCGAGAAGAATAATATCGCTCCTTATTTCCCCTTACATCGTAAAGGTGATTATTGGATACGGTACGATGCCTATGATGCCAAAACAGATACCACAGAGCCTATATACGAAGCATACGAGGATGTGGACGCCAGAAAAAGACGTATGGCCGAGTTGGAAAAGGATAGTAGGGTTATAGGTAGAGTAGAAAAATACACAAATTTGAATAAAGTAGATTACGCTAGCGCCCCCCAAGGCTCTTTCATGCGTGAGGTGCTGGATACGTTGAATAAGAACCGGCCTACAAAGGGTAAGAACTCAACCCCAGCAGAAACAGAAGCTTTCGAAAAAGAAGCAAAGGCGTATGAAGACAACAAAGAAGAACTTATGCGGTTGTTCATCAATACACTACCAGAAACAGCTTTTGCCAAGTCCATGCAGAAGCGGGGGGGTGACGATAGTAAGGGTTTCCGTGGGTATAGAGAAGATGCCTTTGAAGCCTTTACGGCGAAAGCCTATAATTTAGGTAGGCAAATAGAGCAGCTAAGATTCGGTAATTCCATACGAGAGGTGGAAGCGGAATTGGCGGAACAACACAAAATCAATAAGCAAGATGAAAGCATAGACTCTGAGAATGCCCAGTTGGTGCTGGAAGAACTTCTGGAGCGCGCTAAATTTGCCCGTAGCCCACCAAATACTATGTATAGCCAAGCTGCCGCACAGGCTAACCGCGTTGCATTCCTGGGTACCATTGGCTTTAACGTATCGTCTGCGATAGTCAATGTGTCACAAATCCCGCTCATGATGCTTCCTCTTTTAAGTGGTAAGTATAGCGGAGGAAAATATGGTCTGGGGGCGGGAGCAGCACCAAAGGCTATAGGGTATGCCTCTAAGTTAATTGGTGGCAGCGTGCATATGTCCAAGACCGGTAAACGTTTTTCTCGCAAGTTATCTGAAATAGACCCAGAAGCAGATAGTGTGGATGTCAGGGGTACGCCTTCCATAGATAATTTCTATGAAGCAGATAACAACGGGAAGTTGGTAGTCAGACAAGATTTGAATCTTGATAAAGACACAATAGCTAACCTTAACAGAATAAAGAAACTCGTAGAGATCGCGCAGGATCGTGGGATGCTAGGCCGCTCTCTGTTCTACGACACACTAGGTCTCTCGCAATCGGGACGGCAGCGGGGGGTTTGGGACAAAATAAATGCTGGTTCCGCGTTTGTCTTCCATTTGACGGAACGGTACAACCGTCAAGTAGCAATGATAGCCACTTATGACCTTGAACTGCAACGCATGGAAAAACAGGGTCGCAAACTGGACGATGCTGCCATGGAGGAAGCGGTAGAAGAGGCACTGTATCGAGCGCAAGAAATGAACGGCGGTGCTACTCTGTCCACAGCCCCCAGAATAGCTCAACACGGTATAGGGCGTGTGGCTATGATGTACAAATCATACGGCGTGCAGATGTACTATACTCTGCTCAAGACAGGCTATAACGCGTTTAGACCTGCGAACGATACGAACTTAGCTGCAGCTAATGGTATGTCGCTAAAAGAGTTTAAGGCATTAGATAAAGCCAAGAGAGATAAATATAGAACAGATGACCGAGAAAATTCACGAGTCGCGAAACATCAATTTTTTGGGGTGCTACTCTCCTCTGCATTGTTAGCTGGGGTACAAGGTATGCCCTTCGTCGGCGTGGCTCTAATGATGGCTAACTTGTTCCTTGATGACGATGAAGACGATGCGGAAACGCTGTTGCGTAAGCACATAGGAGAGTTTGCTTATAAAGGCCCCGTCACCTCAGTAATAGGCACGGACATATCTTCTCGTATTGGGCTATCCAATCTGTTGTACCGGGACAACCCCTACAGTAACGACGAGTCGGAGGCTGATATACTTATGAGTGTGATAGGTGGCCCCGCTTGGAGTGTTGGCACTCAATTTACTAGGGGACTAAAAGATATACATCGGGGCCACATAGAACGAGGCATAGAAAGTATGCTGCCTGCGGCGTTCCGAAATATGTACAAAGCCTCTGTACGTTACCCCCGCGACGAAGGAATTCTAACCAGACGTGGGGATGTAATACACGACGATATAACTACTGGTGATTTGATATCGCAATTTTTTGGGTTTCCTCCAACAGACTACACACGAAAACAAGAAGAGAACCAAGCTACCAAACGAATGGACCGGGAAACCGGCAAGCAACGTACTGAAAGACTACGTGCATATTATGTAGCAATACGTATGGGGGGTGATGTAACAGCTGCGTTTGATGCTCTAATGGACTTTAACAGGAGGCACCCCGAACACACAATAACTGCCGATAGCGTCAGAGCGTCCATGCGGCAGCACATGCGAACCTCAGCTTTAATGCATAACGGGATAACTATAAGTCCGAAGAGGCGCGCAGAAGCCATGCGAAGCATGAGCGAATATAGTGAATACGGAATATTTGATTAATAAAAAACCCCCCGCCGAGGTATGAAACTCTAGCGGGGGGCCAGTCCAGGGAGAACAACAGTACATGGAGGAACTGTCAGTAAGAGACTATCATGTGGTTCTCCAGACACGCAAGCCCAATTTTTCATCCTCTATTAGTATTTTAGCCTCTACACCCCAACCCTTCCCCGCAGTTATCTGCTGGACTTGGCTCAGTGCTTCTTCAGTGTTGACGCACGGGATGAAGATAGAGGCGTTAACCACCATTTTCTCCCAGCTAACAACCACCCGCACCCCGTCAGGGTTCAGGTCATACGTCCGCAATATCCCCTGATCCATCAATTTTCTCTATCGAACAATCTACTACAAGAACATCCGTTGGTGGTAGATTCATGTGCGTACCCTTAGCTAGCCGCACCTTGGATTTTTTAGCCCCTAATTTACTTTTTAGGTCATGCACAAACGCACCATAATTTATTTGTTGTTCCCCGCACCAAGCCTTCAATGGCTTCAATACTAGGTACGCACGTTTGAGGTCTGTTTCATACCGCGCAACCAGCTTACCCCTCGCCATCATCTCTGGAATGACCACAATATCTCCTTGGTCTGGCTCCCCCGCACGCCGATCCTCAGTGCTTTTAATCCACAACACGTTATTCCAATGTTCATGAAAGTAGTCATTCAGTAGCACTTCTACAGAAGCGTTCATATCTTCTACCTGACGTTTGTTCTCTGTTAGTTGCCCCAAGGCCCAGCTAAACGTCTTCTTCGTGTCGAAATCTATAAGTCCCACCCTTTTTGCCAGTATCAGCCCTGTAATTGTCGCTGCCACAAGCATAGACCAGAAACGATTTTCCGCTGTTAGGTTCGCTTTATCGTCCACCCTAGCTTGTACTTGGGCTAAAAGTTTTTTAGCGTCTTCGAGGTTGTCCATCAGGTACTGGATATATACTTTACCTGCGTGGCCGTAATTGTTTTCGATGGCCTGACTGAAGTCATCAGTTTCCTTCTTTGTCTTGAAGTACATTGTATCCACACGACACTCGAATATGCGCTGGGCTTCCGCTTTGGGCATCTGCTTGAACAAACTGATCCGTTCAACGATACTGGTGTTGCCTGTCGTTACTGCCAATAGGCTCCACGCCTCCCCCCGGTGCCTTTCCGTATTAGTGTTGCCCGCCATACGCCCCCGCTGTCTACCGCCTGTTAGCTGATAGGCCAGATTGCTTAATTCTTGCGGCTTGGCATTGGTCAGTTCATCCATGTATAGGGGTAAGTTATGGTAGACTTCACCTCGGTTCATCTTGGTGTTGTAGGTATCCCGCTCGTGCATGATAAGATCTTCTGGTTTGCCCCACACAGAAACTGCGGAAGCTAACGCAGTGGTTTTACCTACTCCCGAATCCTTACTGTATATATGCATCCCCGCGCAGCTGATGGGGGAAAACTGCATCAGGGGGGAGCCGAAGGAAGTGCCGACCACAAATTGATGTAGCTCGAAACCATCTCGGTTGTAAAAATTTACTGCTTCCTTCCACCCCTCCAGAGTGCCTTTAGGCTCAAAAGATGCGAATAGTCCCGCTGTCTGGGTAGATGGTGGATTGAACTCCACCCTATCCTTAAATATTTCCTGATTGCCTAGTACAAAGGAGGTACACTCCTCACTAGTCCACCCGAACTGTCTATGCGCTTCATCTGCCATGCTATCCGCCTGTAATGCAGTTACCCAAGTTGTTGTATAGGTCATCAATTCATCCATTTTTGTTATCGCAACACCCTTCATCGACATATATCTACGGAATTCATCCCTAGAAGTAACTGCGCTGAGGGGGAGAGTAAATTCCCTCACTCCATCTTTTGGTAAATGCAGCCGCATTACTATCGCTTCACCCAGCTCCACATCTACCAGTCGTCTGACAACGTATAAGTCGTTATGGTATATAAGCTTCTCGTCCACATCTCCATCATTCGTGCTGGTGCGTAGGTATACTCCTCCATTTGCCCCTCGAAAATACGGGCGTGGGTACGTGGGGATAATATACTTATTGATGGGCGCGTTGGGCAGACTAGCCGCTGGGGCTTCGATTACATTATCTTCTTCTGTAGCTTCGCGTACCCTCCTACCTAGCAGTATAGGAGATTTTATCTTGCCCCAATTAGGGCACTCGGTGCATATCCCCGTTTTGGACTCATCAAACGTGTTGCACGTATATGGCCCCTTTATCAGGTCTACCTTCTTTTGGGTGGCCTCAACCGCATAATCAGGATGTTTTTTAGATATTATATGCGCGGCCTTGTCTCCATCCACACAAAATTTAGCTATGGATAACCCTGCCCTCCACAGAGGCTCGTCGCAATTTTCCTGACCTTCAGCAATCTGCCGCAACTGTTCGCAGCCTGTACCATTCAGGGTTTTCTGGAGTATATCTATAAACCTATTTTCTGTGTCGGCAGGTTCGATAAACGAAGTATTCGTGCCAGTGAAACGTTTAGGAGGTTCTATAAAACCACCACCCAAAAGTTCTGAAAAGGCGTCAAAGTCCACGAGTTTGAGCGCATCGAACCCTAAAAAACTAACTTCTCTTGGGGGGTTATCTTTATGGTTGTGTGTAGTAGGCACTCGTAGAATTCGGGCGGCGTCTGCTGTGACCGTTGGGTCTGCTAACAAATTATTATCAGCGCATAACTTCTTCAGTCTATTTGCTATAGGTAGCCAATCGTCTAGTGGTATTTGCTCGGAGAGTGCCCAGTAAGCATGTACCCCCCGCCCCGAATTTACTATGGTAGGTTTGGGCAGGCTTAATTCCTTACAGAATTTACGTAGTGCAGCAATCGCGTCTCCCTGATTAGCGTAGTCTTTACTAGGCCCGCAATCCAAATCTAAGAATAATGCTTTAAGATATTTTACGTTGGCTACCTTGCGCGAATTTGGCTCTTCAAATGTCGCTAACGCAAAATATGCATCGTAACCTTTAGCGTCTAATTCCTGTGCGGCGTGCACGGCTTCCTCTATCGAGGCATAGAATTTTTGTACTGGGTCTGTGTGTGGTCGTAAGGCTACCACGCAATAGCAGCCGTCAGACGCCAATACCCCTTCCAAAAAAGTTTTTGTTTCCACTTGGGACGTACTCCTGCAAAGAGTAAATAGGAATGCTAGTCGTGTGGTGTGCGGTAGCCGGAGTTAGAGTGTAGCAACACCACCACTAGCTCTATCCCTAACGACACTTGACACGTTAGAGACAGGTGTACCGACTACAGGCCATCAGAGCAAGATAGTCGGTACGTACCCTCGAGGTCCGCTTGAGGATGTACAGCCCATACCGAACCCAATGACAGTATGTAATCGGCCCACATCCCCGAGGTCCGCTTGAGGGTATCAGTCGTCCCAGTCGTCTACAATAGAACCGAGGTCGTCACTACCTTGCTTTGGGGCGGGTGGAGCTTTATTCGCCGCCTTCTTTTTCGGTTCTTCAACAGGCGCATCTTCTGCTTCTGCGAATGGATTATCCTCTTCTCCTGCATTAAAATCAAATCCGTCCACCGCACTAAATGGTGACTCCGGTTGCATCATGGGTTTCAGGTCGATAACTTGCACCGCCTTCAACCGAAGAGATACTCCCGCACCCATTGCGCCGTTATAGGGCGTAAACGAAACAGCAATATTGACCGTGCTGCCGGTAGTTAATAAGAAGTCTTCTGGTAACTTCTTACTCTTAGCATCGTATTGTGCAGGTGCTCGGGTAGTATCGTTACCGTACGCACCCTTCAATTTGGCCTTGTGGGTAAAAGACCCGTCGTCTTCCTCCTTAAAAGGCAGGTCGAATTTCTCAGGCCATTCGGCTTTACGCGCACTTTTGTAAGCCCCTCGCATTTCCTTGTACAGGGCCTTGGCCTGTCTCACGTCCATACGGAATCGAAGTGCGTACTCAGACCCATCATCAAGTGCGTCACAAGGCACCGTTCTTTTCTCCGTGCTGTCAAACCTATAGGTTTGGTTCAAGCGCGGCCATAGTGCCTCTACGTTATTGATGTTGTGGTTTGAATTGGTAGTTTCAGCCATGTCGTTCTCCTTGGTGGTTATTGATCTTCATCTAACGAGTCAAAATTAATTGCCTGACTCTCGTCTTTAGGTGCCTGTGCAGATAGCAGCGTCTTCTCTCGCCGTGCTGCGCCGTAAGATATTACTTCCCCTCCCATTTCTCCCTCCGCGGGTAGTTCTGTGGCCTCTAGTTCCTCTAGCACCTCCTCTCGGAGGGCATTGGTTACGTCCTCAATACAGAACCTATAGGTATTCCCGACCTTGATGTATGTGTGGTCTGGAATTCGATCCCGTCGTAACCACGCACGAATTGTAGAGATGGATACTGAAAAATATTCAGCAACGTCATCAATAGGTACATACTTAGCGCTCATGCTATTTTTTCCTTACAGTGATTGAATAAGTAGTATCCATGTTCAGTCCCTCGGGCTGTACTTCGGGGTTTTCTTCTATGAACTGCTTCAAATTTGTCTGGTTGAGACGTTTCTCAAACAGTTCCGGTACTTCGTGTTCGAGCACGAAGGCATACATTTTTTCCCAATCCGCTGTCCAGTATTTTATTTGAGTGGACCGGAAAAACAGACCTTCAGAAGTTCTTACGCTCTCGACATTGTGGTCGTAACAATAATCAAGTAGTCCCCTCTTCACCCTGTCTAATTGACGAGTGAGTACAGCTTCTTCTTCTTTGAACTTCGCTGATAATTTGGCCTTCTCCTCACGTATCTTGATATACGTTTTTGTGAGATCCCCGGCAGATACGTCCAACTTTTTAGCCATAATGTTCTCCCAACTGGCTACCTAGGTTTTGAATTTAGTAGTTATCCGTGTGCTAGTCAAGCAATTCTTCGTATAATTCTATCATTTTTGTGTGGATGTCTATTCTGTTGTCTAATAATGTGTAAACACGTTTCTCTACGGCGGACCCATGCAACTGCACAACCGTGCACTTGTGTTTCTGCCCCGACCTATGCACACGTGCATTCGCCTGTGCGTATGTCTCCAGTGAACTCGTTGGTCCCCACCACACCACGGTGTTAGCGGCTGTTAGTGTAACACCATGTGCTGCTGCTTGTGGTTGGATAACCAACACTCTCGGATTAGGGGTTTGTTGGAATGTCTTGAATATCTGGGTTCGTTGCGGGGCAGATACGCTACCTTGAATAACCTCCGTGGTTATACCATCTTTACGTAGTTTTTCTGTGAGGATGGCAATCGCGTGCTTGAACGGGACGAAGATTAATACTTTTTGGCTGGATTCGTCTATCACCTCCCGTAAAACTTTATAACGGTGCTTTATATCAAACTCCAACACGTTACCATCGTCGGTATAAATAGCTCCGACCGATATTTGTAGGAGTTTGTTCATGGCCACGGCAGCATTCACCGCCGTTATTTGCTCCCCTGTTATGTCCATGACCAGCTTCTTCCTTAGCTCGTCATAGTATTTCTTCTGCTGTCTAGTCAGCGGCACCTCCCGTTTTACGTAGACCATATCGGGTAGATCAAGACAGTCGGCTTTGGTGAAACGTATTGCTGGTTGTAGCACTCGAAACACTGTATCTGTTGCAGCATCTTTTGCTACCCATCTGAAGTTCGTTATTCTCAGCATAACCTGATCGCGGAACGAGCCGAAGAAACGTGGCACACTGGTTGGATTGATCAACTTGGCTAGCCCGTAGGCATCCAAAGGACTCTGTGCGGCTGGGGTGCCTGTTAGCATCCAAAGCCATTGATCTGGTGCTAACAGCTTATTCAGTGTTTTCCATCTTATGGTCTGCGCATTTTTGTAGTGGGTAGCCTCATCAACAATAATAAGATCAAACCCACCCTTGGCTACCTCATCAGCTACAATAGCCACACCGTCATAATTTATAATCACATATTCCGCGCCTTGCGCGATAATTTCCTTGCGTTGTTTTGCGCTACCGTAGGCCACATCTACGCTTCTATGGGGTGCGAACGTGAACAAGTCATCACGCCATGCACTATCCATGATCGAGAGTGGGCAGATAACTAGCACACGCCCTATGATCTTACGGTCTAGTAGAAAATCCGATGCCCAAATGGCACTGGCAGTCTTACCCGTGCCCTGTTCGTTGAAGCAAAACGCCTTGCGATTTAATGTGAGAAATGCGGAGGTCGTTTTCTGGTGCGCGAAAGGCGTAAGACTGCCCGTCCATTTGTATTGTTTCTGTATAGGGCTGGGCGCATTGATATTTAGATTATTCAGTACTCGGACTTCGTCCACACCCCACTTAACCAATACCTTGTTGTCAGGTAACTCCTTACTCTTAGGTATGACCGCGGTTACCTGCTGCGGGTTCTTTAGCTTCAACAGCAGCGCCTTGCCGTTTTCAATTATCTCCACGTAATTCTCCTTGTTCAGCTTCTTCCCCGTTGATCGGGGGCCATCGCGATTGAGCGGGACAAAAACGAGGTCTGCAAGTGACTTAAATGGGGGCCGAGTGCTACGCGAACACTTCGGCAAGGCACCTCTTCGTGCGCTCTCGCAACACGCCCCAAAAGGTCGAAAGTCGCGGACGATAGGCGTACCACCTAAGCCTTCGCTTTGCCGTTCCTACTACGGTTTGCGCCGGGACTTTCTAACCGCGTACCGTCTTTGTTTGACCCGCCCTTGGCTAGCGCCACGTTATGGCTTATATCCTTGCCCGCACGGTTGATACCCTTTGCATCGTACTCCCGTCGCTTTTGCTGTCGTGCCATACGTGCCGTATGCACAGTTGGGTTTGCCGCGATCCGGTTTTTCTGCAACTGGTACTCATGCGCATAGGGTCTCGGACTTTTACTGTAGGCCATCTAGTTGCTCCCGTTATGTACACATTCCAACACCGCACAATGCCGTTTACACAACCCACTAGGGTGGGCGTTCCAAACACTGTTATCGTGTGCCGTTTCCATACGTTTATAGCTACCCAGCCATTTATCCCATAGAACTGGCATCATGTCTCTAGTGTAGGTGTCCTTGATAAGTTCCCTAGAAACTACAAATAACAGCCCTGCCCTGATAGTGTCTACACTAGGAAAATGGGCAAATACTGCCAAGGCCATCAATTCTAACTGTCCTTTGTCTGCATATCGGGTGTTCCTACCAGTCTTATAATCGACCACCCAAGCGATATCCGAGTCCAGAATAACCAAATCTGCGATGCCGCGCCACCAAACATCTTTAGCAGAGAAATCACATGGGGCTAATGCCTGCGTCAACCCCATCTTAACTTCGCATAACTTCTCACCACGTTTAGCCTGCAACGAATCAAGTGCACCCTGGGCGTAACTGAACTTGGCAGGTAGTAACTCGTTATCACGCACATACTCTTCTGCGGCTGTATGGAACGCCGTACCGTAGAGCATCGCATCCGTTGTGGATTCAGAGTAATCCTTGGCAATCTTCATATGATAGAATTGCCTCGGGCATTGCTCAAATGCCTTAATCCGGCTGAATGACCACGGTTTAATGCTCACTATACTTTTTCTTTCACATGTAGGAATTTGATCTTGGGAGTGTCTCTCCTTAATGCGTGATACTCTAGTTGTACCTTTGCGGAAGCAATCATTTTCCCCGCAACGTTGGCCATCTCAGCCGCATCTTTAGCTTTAATCCCGCCGTTAGAAAGGTCAGAGAAAACCTTGGCTAGTTCATCACGTAATTCCACAACATTTTTCATTTTTAGTTCTCCTTAATAGCACGATTTAATTTCATAAGTTCTCTATACGCATCTACAAATTCGGGGGGAAACTCAGACCCTTTAATTATACTACGGGAGGCCATTGTTGATCGCACGTAGTGATCCGCCAAATCAATTACCCGCTGTTTACTTTTTTCCTTTGCGTTCCGCATAATCCTATCGTTATTCTTTTCTTTATACGCTTGGCGTGTGCGCTTTCCCTTCTCTGATCTGCTGTATGCTAAACACCTTACCCTCGCCTTTTTATAATTTTTTTTGGCCGACTCCCGGTTATACCTTCTCGCTCGTTCTGGGTCAGATTCCCGTATCTCTTTTTTTACTTCTCTACTGCAAGGTATACAGTTGTGCAGGGTATTAGATGGTACCATTTGACACTTATTGAAGTTATCGTAAGTTTTATACTCACTACATCTGTAACACCGCTTAAACTTTACACCATCTATTTCTTTGTAGATATTCAAGCGTTCGGGGCGGGGGTAACCATGTATTCGCTGGTATTCTTGTTCCCTATTACAAGCCAGACATAGAGTGGTTAAGCCATCCTTACTAGTTTTACGTTTCTTCATCTCCATTCTGGGTTTGTGTTCAAAACATATACGGCATTGCTTCATCCACATTCTCCATAAGATTTTCCTGTACCTGATTCGCAGTTGATAGGTAGGCCCTTGGCCCAATCAGGTTTCCACCGCATACACTGTTCAATGTATGCCTGTGCCTCATCGACCTCTTCATCCTTAACACAGCATACCACAGAATCATGCACTGTTAGGACGACACGGTACTTC